GTCAGCGACGCCGACTCCGCTTTCCGATGTAGAGCCGAGAAACGGATGAGAAGGGTCGCGAGAAACCCTGAGAAGGGTCATTGCCGTGTAGCGGCCGCCCAGCCGTCGGAGCGCTGCAGTACCCCGGCCACCACCCGGCCTGTGACCATATCCGATTGAGTCGTATCTGGTCCGTCCACCGATCAGGGGGCGAGTAGCCCCTTGGTCCGCAGGGCGGCCAACAGCGAGTTGATCGCCGTCCTCGCCTCGGCGTCCACGGTGCTCCCCCCGGTGGCGTCGGCCACCGCGGCCATGACGGATCCGACCACCTCGACCCACGTCGTCCCGCCCAGATCCCAGCGCTTGGAGGTCCAAGCCAGATCCGCACGGGTGATGACGTACCCATCGGCGATCGTTCCGGCCGGATCGGCCGTGACCACGGCAGGCCGGATCTGCAGCCACGTGCCGGGAGTTCCGGTCAGGGTGCATGCCCATTCGCCCCCGAGAGCGTCTACCCACCGGTCAGCCAACGTCCAGGCGCCAGATGTTGGCGGGCCCTGTTCGGTGGTGGGAATGCCAGCCACAAGGGTCGGATTCAGACCGAATACGGTGCGGTCGATGGACTCGAAATTGCCCTGGGCGACGGACCCAGGGGCGATGGACGTGACGATGTCGGCTAGGACTCTCATGGTCAGATGCGCGTGACGTACACGCTGGTGGGGTTTGGGGAGAGGAATGCCCCGTTGCGGTGACGCACACGGAGCGTGAAGGACGTGGAGGATCCCAAGGCGGTGACCAAGTCGGCGTTGGCCAGTGTCGTTGTCGCGGCCCCGCCGGCCGTGGTGACGCTCATGACGACGACCATCGAACCGTCCAATACGTCGACGACGACCGGCAGTCCGGTGGCCGGCGTGGCCGCCCACCGATCGAAAAGCTCCAGACTTGGCGCCTCGGCCGGATCCCAGGACACCGCGAGGTCGGCGGATCCAACCCACCGGGGCGACGCATGCTCGCCATCCACCCGCAGATTGAGCGGCGCCGTCGGCCCAATCGATGATCGCGTGACGACGACCGGGATGTCGCCGCAGGACGCCAGGGATACCCGTCGGCCAAACACGCCGGGTTGGATCCTGAACACGTGGGTCGCGTCCCCAGGCTCGGTCACCGAATGACGGGTGAGTTTCTCTATATTGAAGGCGAACACCACGTCGCCGGCGTGGCCGTAGAACCGGGGCGATCCGTGGCACCCGCGGACCACCGTCACCGCGTATTGGCCGGCCCCGACGAGGGTCGCCGAAAGGATCCGGACGAACTCGGGCCCGAGCCACAGGTAGACGCGGCCCGATGCAATGTCCCCGGTCGAGAACCGGCGCAGATCCGTGTCCGGCGTCTGGACCGTGAGCCGGACGACGAATGTCGGGTCGTGGGTCAGCGCCACGTCCGGCATGTCGTCGTCGAGTCGCACGACGTCGGCGAATTCCGTGGATCCGGAACCGGACGCCTCGAACGACGTGTCAGGGAGTTGGTGCCAGAACCACCACCCGTCGTGGGCAATGGTCGGTGCCTGGACCCAGCCGGCCACCTGAGGGTTGGACCCCACAGTCAGATCCGCCGGCAACTGTCCCGCGCCGGCGTAGATTGGGGCGCTGGGGGTGATGATGGTGACCGTGGGCGGGGCGTAGGGCTCGACGGGCGCGTACAGGTCGTTCAGGAGGGCTGCATCGATCTCCAACTCGATGTCGGCGGCTTGGTCGCCGGCTGCCGGCAGATCCACGGCCGTGACCCGGCAGCGCAGATGCTCGATGCCAAGGTGCGCCCAGAACAGCTTCACGTTGTCGCCCGGTTGCTTGTCGACTGCACGCGAGCGACGGACCTTCATGGTGACCTTCCCCTGGGGCTGGCCACCGCGCTGCGCCATAAGGCGGGCCATCCGTGACGCGACATCCGGGGAAGTGACCCACGGCCGCTCGACGACGGGGAGTTTGACCTCTCCGGTGATCGCGAGGTTTGCGGCATCGTCGGCCCCGATGACGTCCTCCTTGTAGTAGCGGGTGCCGTTGGTGAACTTCACCTGCACCCCGCTGGCGGTCGTGGACCATGCGCCGGGCTCGATGTGCGGGTCATCGACCAGATCGGACTCGGCGAACACCTCCAGCACATCGACTTCCGCTACCGGCCGGATCAGCTTCAGGGCCAGCTTGCCGTCGGTCTCCACCCGATGGAATCCATCCACATATTCGAGGAGTTCGACCAAACACTCGCGGAGGGTCGACGCTTTGGTCAGCACCACCGACAGGCCGAAACCCTCCGACTCCAGCCGGGTTCCCATGGCGTTCAGCGCCGTGGTATTGATGGCGGACGAGGCGATCCCGAGGCCGAATCGGGGTGATGTCAGGAGTTCCCAGATTGGCACGATCGGGTTGACGTCCGATCCGATGGCGACGGCCGCCGACATCCATCCGGGCGCCTCCGGGTACCGACCGACCACCACCTCGACCGACGGGGCCGTCGCGCGGTTGGTCCCCAGCAGGAGATCGTCGAACACGAGGTAGGCCAACCCTTGGTAGGGTGGGTGGTCTTCGATCGCGGAATAGGTGGCGAGGACGGGATCCACGGACTGGGTGGGCGTGCCCCAGTACAGGCGGACCGATCCGTGGTCGGTGATCGTGATGTCGACGTAGTCCTCGCCCGGCACGCGTGTCAACGGCCCCACCCAGACCTGCTCGTCGTCGAACCAGATCTCGTTCGCCGAATCGATCACCCCGTGGCAGATCGCCGCGGCGAAGGTCGCGTAGTAGTTGTGGCTGGTGGGCCCACCTTTCTTCGCTCCACCGGTGGCTTCCGATCGGAATCCCAACCCTTGCGAGATGAAGGTCACCCCCACGCGCTGCGTGCCGCACACGTAGGGGATCGGCCGCGCGTTCTCGTTGGTGGCGGTGCGCAGGTCGTCCAAACCAGCCAGGCGGGGCTTCTGCTTCGGCATCCGGCCCGTGGACCCTGAGAGGAAGCTCACGGGACCTCCTCCACCGGACGGTAGACAGCACGCAACAACCGTTGCCATGTGGCGTCTCGGATGGTGCGTTCGCGGACCCCGTATTTCGGCAACGCGTTGACGAACATCGCTCCCGATCCACCCAGAAAGATTCCCACGTGGTGCTCGACCCCCTCCCGCGACGCGCGGAACACGAGCAGATCGCCGGGTGCCAGCGACGACATCCCGGCGGTCTTGTAGTCCCACCGTTCGAACAGGGATCCCCGCGCGTCCAGCCAATCGATGACCATGCTGCGCTGCAGGTGGAGGCCCCCGTCCATGGTGTAGGGGCCGCCCGCGTCGAACGAGCCGATGTGGCCGCACGCACACAGGATGGCACCGGCGAGCTGGACGCAGTCGACCCCCACGTGGGCGATCCGAGCCTGCGCGGCAAACGGGGTGCCGGTCCATTCGCGGGCCGCCGAGTTCAACAAGTCCACGCGCTCCGAGGTGGAGAAAAACGGCTTCTTCATTTCTTGCCTCCGGTGGTCGCGATGTCGGCCACCTTGAATGTCAGGTTGCTCTTCGGCAGGAACGGGGTGCCCCCGAAGCGGGTGTTGGAGAATTTTGCGACGCAGTCGGACCACGTCTTTTGGCAGCCGGGGCGGATCAGTACCCCGTCGCCCTCGATCGCCCAGACAAACCGGGCGTTGAGCGTGAGGAGCATGGTGCCGTCGTCGGCGACCGTGCTGCCGAGGATGGTCCGGATCTCCCGATGGTCGCCGGTTCCCACCGTGATCCGGCCGCCGGCGTAGTAGTCCGCGGCGGGCGACCCGCCGACCGATCCAAGGATGATCTGCTGGTAGAGGATTCGGACGATCTCCGCCGTGATCTCGTACCCGGACGGATCCACCCCACAGGTACGCGCGTCGAACACGTCGAAGGGGCAACGGGGCCCGAACAGCATGTGAGGCACCCGGCTCTCGATCGAGTCGAGCCACGAGGCGAACTTCATCGTGACCTTCCTGCCGTCGAACTGCACCGAGCCGGATTCCCGTCCGGTGAACAGGATGCCGGTCACGTCGGGCGTTGCGTAGGCCGCCTGGGCGATCTCCACGCGGATCGGGAAGGACGGCGGGGCCGGCAGACTCGATGCCCACGGCGCGCCCGCGTCGAAGGTGGCCTCGATGGAGACCTCCTCCCGGTCGGCGCGGGTCGAGCGGCGGATGGTCCCGTGGCGCAGGTTCGCGGCCGTGAACGTTTGCCCACCGGACACGATGTCCCCGAGGAAGGACGTGTAATGCCACGAGATCTCGTCCCCATCGATGATCTGGAAGAATCGGTAGAGATAGACGGGCTGCTCGCCGGTTTCGATCGCCGAGTACTCCTCGGGCAGCTCGAGGACCCGCACCGAGCGGGTTTGCCAGTTCTCGGCGATCAGATCCGCCTGTTCCGCGTCATCGGCCAGTCGGCAATAGAGCAGGCGCTGCACGCGCCAGAGGGCCGTCGGCGTGGCGGGCAACGCCGGCGACACCGTCACGCGGTCGTTCCCTCCGTCGGTCACGGCATCGGTCACGCTCACGATCGTTTGGGTGCCATCGGGCGCCGTAAAGAGGAGGTGGGCGCTGGCGTCGTCTCCCCACGTGTCGGCCAGCCCGATCCGGGCCAGATCCACGACCGTCGTCGAGGGGGCCGACACCACCGACGCCATCCGGAGCGGCTCCGGAAACCAGAATCCGTTCAGGCGACCTTTGGCGCCATCGACGAACGCCTCGAAGGACGCCACGTCGGTCGCCGTGGGCAGCGACACCGAGATAGTCCATCCCCGCAAGACGTGACGTTGCGTGGGCCCGAAATCGGGACGGCCAAACCCTAACTGCAGCTCGCGGAGGTCGTACGTCCATTCCTTGGCGGCCCCATCGGCGGCGTTGGGGACCATTGTCCAGACGGGTCGGGAAAGGTAGGTCATGCCGAGACGTGCAGGTAATGGTTCCAGTGCATCGATTGCACGTCCGGCGACCGCCACCGGATGGTCATTCCAACCACCTCGCAGTGCAGGTCGCGCAATGGCCGCGAGGTCGTGTTGAAGACGTCCAACCAGAAAAAGGGCGCGCTCGTCGTGCCGCAGTAGACCGGGCTCGTGTACGAACTGTCGGCCGGCACGGTCGCGAGCAACGCGAACTTCGTGTGCGCGCCGGGTGCGGGGGCCGGGATGTTGATCGGCGCGCCGGACCCCACGTAATAGACGTCCGTGATGTCGGTGGGGGTCAACGTGTGGTAGGGGGTCAATCCATCCTGCCCGACCACCCCGATTTGCGACAGAGAGTAGCCGAAATAGTAGGTCGACAGGTACACGGACGCTTCGCCTGCGTTCAGGCTCCGCGCGACTTGCGGGTAGGCGTCCTCGAGCAACAGCCGGTTGAGCCTCTTGAGGTCGTCCCCAGTCGGGCTCGTCGCGAGCAGCGTGGAGGTCGCGGACCGGAGCGTGACACCGGCGAATCTCCCCGAGGAGTAGATCGAGGCGCCGTTCACGAGCGCGTTGAGATCCGCGACGAGAATGGCCTGGAGAGGCACCGGGTCCGACAGAATGCCGGTATAACCGGCGAGTGCCGCCGTGGTCGGTCCCGACATCTGGCTTGCCACCCACAGGTCGATCGGCCGGGTCTGATTGCGGATTGCGTTGGCCAGTGACGGCAGGTCGCACAGGTCCCGATCCGAGAGCGTGGTGGAGGCGGTCCCGGCCGTCAGGTCGACCTGCAGGGATCCGGACGTGCTGGAGAGCTCCACGGCGCCGGGGGCGTTGTACGTCTGCCCCCAGGCGTACGTCGTGACGCTCGCCGGATTGATGACGGTCGCGATGCCGATGTTTCTCCCGGCATCGAACACCGGGGTTGCCATGCCATAGTTGCCGCTGGCGACGTCGCCCAGTCCACCGGTGGTCAGGATGACCGGCTTCATGTCGCCGGACGCCTGCGAGGCCAAACCCACCTTGCTGAGGCGATTGGCCTGTTCAGTCCTGCGGAACGTCTTGTGCAGCGTGAGCGCGTAAATCGCGATGTTCCGTCGCCAGATGGTCACGTTGGCGGAGGTCACCGCCGTGGGGAGCGCCGTGAGCGCGTTCAGGGGCGCCAGATACGATGGAGAGATGAACCCGCCGCCGGGACTCCACGTCCACGTCGAGGTGCCTGCGTTGGTCTCCGGTGCCACCACCCCGGTAGCGAGTCCACCCGTCACCGCTCCGGTCGTGGTGAGGTACTGCGCGTAGAACGTCGACTGCCGGCACACCTGTCGGATCGCCTCCCACAAAGCGGCCTCCCGCGTCGGACTCCCGACTATGTCCGCCGCGTAGAAGCCGTCGGCCGGATAATCGCCGGGAGCGTGGCCATCGGTCCGGTTGGGCCATGTCGCCATCGATCCCGTGACCTCGTGATACCGCTCCTGGAGGTACCGCATCGTGCGCTCGACGGTGACCGCCGGGATCGTGATGGCCCCGGATACCACGGCCCGCCCCCACCACGTGATCGTGAAACGGCAAAGGACCTCCGCGTTGAACGGCATCCGCAGCCTCCAATATCCGGCCGTCGTCTCCTCGATGACCGTCTGCTCCGATCCGGTTGGGTCGATCCAGGTTGCCCCGTCGTCCTCCGAGATCTCCCAGAACGGGGATCGTGCGGACGTGACCGGCCCACCGACGGGATTCAAGGCGAGCAACTGCGCGGCCGGCACGTAGAGGTTGGAGTCCAGAAGGACCACGCGCGACAGCGTGGGCGGCAACTCCGTCACCGGCACGCGGTAGGGATCCTCCACGCTGCCGATCGACCCCGTGGAATCGCCGATCGTCGGCACGGCCGA